ATAGCAAAAATATTTACTGGGCGCGAAAAAATTGATAAGCTTTCAGGACTATTGGGACCACATTCAGTATATGGTATAGGAAGAACACGTATATTTAGGTCTAAAGTTGGTGTAGGAATTGGAGACCATGAAAATGCTCCGGCTCCAGATGTAGCTGGCTTAACTCAAGGGTTTATGCGAAACCAGGCTGATGGTCAAAAATTAGAAGACCACCCAAGCAAGCCTTTAGTTACAGAATTAGGACACATCAAAGGCGAAACTAAAAGATACACTGACAAGGTAAAAGGAGGTAAAAGCGCCGAGATAACAAATTCAGAAATTGGCAATTTTGCTGAAAAGACAATGAATGAAAAAGCAAAGCTTCCTCCTTCATTACAACAAAACGCAGAAAACAATGAAATACGACAAGGACTTTCTCACACATACGAAACAATAGCATACGGAAAGATAAAAGAGGCACAGGGAGAACTAACCACGCCGAGCTCAATAAATGACTTTAGAAAACAAATAGACCCAGCAAATTCAATAACCCCTGCAGGAAATCAATTTTTTGAAGAAGGAAAAGACATGAGCAGGGTTGCAAGATTTAGAGAAAATTATGGTAGAAGAGATAAGCAAGTCGCAGATAGATATAAGCTACCTGGAGGATTTGATATTGTAGGTCTATCAGATAGTTCGGTTACTCCTGATACAAATGGAAACCCTGCCCCTGCAAATGCTCTTAACCTACCTGAAGAAGTTGGAGGAGAAGAGACTAAGTTTGAAGATTTAATACTTTTCCAATTTAAGACATTACAACCTATAAGAAATACTGTTCAACTTAGAGCAATGCTAACAGATATGACAGATACTCTTTCTCCAAATTATGAAGAGATACAATACGTTGGAAGAACTAGTCCTTTATACTTATTTAGGACAATAGCAAGAGAGACTAAATTTAGTTTTAAGATGTATGCTATGACTAGACAGGAATTGGATGCGCAATATATAAGATTAAATAGGTTGATGCAAATAATATCTCCAGGGTTTACTGCTCAAAATTTACCTATTGGACCTATAGTTAGCTTAACAATAGGAAATTACTTCAAAGATATTCCAGTGGTTGTTGATAGTTTTGATATATCTATTCCAGATAGTTCTCCATGGGATATTGATGAGGGTAGACAGCT